TCATATCTTATTGATGGGGATTTTGAAAATGATATCGAAGCAATGGAATACACTCGTAGAACTTATCCATCACTTCAAATTAGGCCGTGTTCATCTTGTATGGATATATCATCACGTTAACTTGTTATCCCTCAAAGCCCATATCATTGATTTGGGCTTTTTTTGCGTTCAATTATCCTTCCATAAATATAGAAACATAATCAAGATATAAAGAAATCTCCTTGTTTCAACCAACCCCCAATTTCTTGATACGTATTCAAATATTAAGTAAAAGATAGATAAACAAGTTGCTCTTATTAATCCTTTGATAACCTTATCTTTCATATCCACCTTTTTTCTCCTGTTTCTAAATTAGTAACGGAAATTTTTCCTAAAGTTCCGCCACCTACTTCGGTTAGAAGAGGGGTGAGTTCAGGTAAGTTTTTATTATGTATTTCTTTCCAAGTTTCAGAGTTATAAAATACTTTTCTCCGCTCCATCTTGTCTCTCACTTCCAAAGCCTTAATCATTGAGATGGGATTTTTCTTGTGCTTAAAGCGTGGAATGTTAACATAACCATAATGAGAAACATAAGAATCAATTTTCGTTCCATCTCCGCCGTAAACACTTGTTATCTCTGCTTTTCTCCGTCTTGTCATTTACTTACCTCAAATTCTTAAATCTGTCAGTGACTCTTTTTTGCTGTTCATCAAATTCTTTGTCGAGCTGCCCCATTTTTGATTTGTGCTCAGCAAGCTCTTCATCAATTTTTTGAAGTTCTTTGTCCATTTGGTTGTTCAATCTTACCCAAGTTATTGAGAAAATTACGGTACCCATAATCACAGCGATTAGCGCTCTAAGGGCAAAGTATTTAATTCCCATAAGTATTGCCACAATCAGCGTTGGCATAGATATAACAAGCGATAAAATGCTCGTAGCCATGATGATAAATAAAACTAATTTTGATGCATCTTTCATTCCACAACCTCCTCGATATAGGCAACTTTGAAAGCGCCTGCGTCATCAGTGTACCAACCTGCGTTACTTTCAATATACTCAATAACATCAGCATAACTATCAGCTTTAACAAACCGTTGTTTTGAACGAAGTTCTCCATCCTGGTCCACAACCGAGTTACTTGCTAATCTAAATTTTTTCATCTCCACCTCAATCCAGTTTGTAAAAAAATATTATGGCAAACACTATTACATAAGATATTTCCAACCATTTAGGAGAAATACTTAGCAACAGACCAACAATAATTGCAAGCAATGTCAATCCGATTGCGTTTCTCAATTTTTTTATGTCCATTCTCCACCTCAATCCATATGTTTATCAAGCCATTTCATGATAAGTTTCACGATATAGCCACCTATCATTCCACCAATAAAGGCCAGTATAATGTTACTCATCATTCCTCCCCTCGCACGTTCTCAGACTCGTCAAGGTCTGAGCGGTTGAACGATAATTCTTTGCATGATATACCGAATGATCTAAATGCTTCTTGAGCTTTTTTGAGTCCTTTTATTAATTCAATGTCTTTAATAAACCAAACTCTTTCATCACACCATTTGCAGCATTTGTGTAGATCATAGTAAATCCACTTATGCCCGAACAGCTTACACAAAAGTTTCATTTATATACCCCCAATCCTTTTATAATTTCATCAGCTGTCATACTAGCCCAAGTTTCTGGAATCTGTGGACTTATTGAATCGCTGATTTTTTAATTTCTGAAATATTTTTATCTATTTCTTGTTTCATGAAACCAATATATGAAAAATCCCATGGATATTTTTTGATTTCTTCTCTGCAAGAGTCAATTAGATCAAATAGCTCACTTATATATGGATTCATTCAATCCCTCCCCACCAGTCATTGACCTATGATATTAGTTTGTCGGTCATTCTGACTTTCCTCAATTTTTTTACTTTTGATTTATTGATAACTATAATTTCTTCCTCTCCTCTACGAGTGAAGTAAGCCAGAACATCTGTTTTTTTAACTTTATAAGCAGTAACTTCACTTGTCCCACGTTCACGCGCAAAACGATCTGCAATATTTTTATCTAAAGTATACGCAATCCAGTCAGTTTCTTTTTGACGGTGTGCACGGTAAACAATAATTTTATTAGGCAATTTTTTTAACGCTGCCAATTCATCGGGTTTCATCAAACTAATACTTTTATTTGGACGATTACTACTAAATAATTCTTTCCAAAGTTCTAATTCAGAAAATCCAGAATAACTGACCCAAAGAGTGGATAGCATAAACCAGTAAGCATAATCTGATAATTCATTGCAACACTCTTTAAACTTAGTAATTGCCATAGGCGTTCCCTCATAAGGTAGTAGATTTCTGATAATAAAATTATCTGTTTGATTTGGAACAAAAGCTGTAGATACATTTTCTGTTTTATTATTGATTCTCATCTGATATGTACCAACTTCCATTTTTTTCCAGTCATCTTTTCTCTATTTTCCGCACATCTACGAGAACAAAATTTAAATTTTTCTCCTTGGATAATCCAGTGTTCTCTCCCAAGTACTTGAGAGTCACAAAAATCGCATTCAAACATTTTCATTTTTTTATTTTCCTTCCACAATCCATCTTGCTTCTTGTTCTGTCAGTAAGTGAGTGCTATAGTCCTTGATTTCTTTGAAGATAAAATTTCCACCTTCTGTTTTTGAAATAAACTCAGCCCTATTCCCGTTAGGCAATGTAACTTCAGTTTTAGGTTCAATAATTAAATTTGTTAGTCTTTGTCGCTTAGCACTCCGAACTGTACCTAATATTTTCATATGCTGCCTTTTTTCTTCTCGCAAACGCTCTTCTTGTACAATTCTTGCTTCAGCAATATCTGCTAGTTCTTCAGCAGTAAAATAATCAGTTAAGTTTTTTAATATATTTGCTGTTGGAAAGATTTCGCTAGTTACACAACGTCTTAAAGCTTGTGTCACCCTACTTCTTTGTTCACGCGCAAGTTGATGATTTTTCTTAAGAGTATGAGAGAATTTCCATTGCCCGTCATACCAAAAGTTATCTGCTAACCGCTTCAAAAACATTCGTTTGATTCGGTTAAATTTTTCTTCGTTCACTTTTTGCCTCTCCACTTCACTAAAACTTTTAGAATTATGATTCCCCGTGCTTCGATAGGACCATTCACTTCAAGGACATCATAACTAAGAACAGGTCCTGTTATCATAAATTTTGGAGCTTTTCCGATATGATTTTTATAATAACCGTCCGATTGTTCTGTGATATCTATCCAGATTTCATCTTGTAGGTATGGCATTAACTTTCTTAATATCATCTATCCCCCACGTTCTCAACTCCTAACACGAGCATATCTTGAGTTAGTTTTACCCATCTACGATTGATTTGTTCCCAAAATTCTAATGCTGCTTTCGTATCTGGAAAATCTGAACCAAATTGAGTTGGCTTGTAATCTTCAAAGAATCCAGCAGCATTTATCTTGACTAAAACTCGGTCTGCTCTGTCTTCGGTTACTGGTACCCATTGTTTATTTTTGAATTGAAAATATTTATTATCTTCAAAAGCAACTACTTCAAATTTTTGACCAAGAAATGATGACAAGGATCTATACTTTAATTCATCAGGTTGGCGCGTGACTGCGATAAATCGAGTGTGATTAAGTGCCACATTCAAAAATTGAAGTAACTCTAGTTTGATTTCTACCGTCATTACTTATCCCTCAGTTCCATTCCATGGTCCATCAAGTGGAATATCTGGTCCATTCCATACTTTTGAAGTCGTCTTCGAAGCCTCACGTTCTTCTTTGTTTTTTTGTACTGCTTGAGCAGATGTAATTCCATCATTTCTCCAATTACGTAAAATTGCCTTGATGTAATTCAAAGTTACTTTTCTGTTCAATACCGCTTCTTTTAAAGCTAGTTTAATAACTTCAGCAGAGTAATTATCTTCAAATAACCATCTTCGCAGTTCTTCCATTGATGTGGGACTTAAAAAACCCATTTCTTGTTCAAAGACATTAATTAATTCTTTAAGGATTCCTCCAGTAGAATCTGAATCTGATATTTCCAAAAACTCAGCTTCTTTTATATTATTTATATAATTACTATTACTACTTACTAAGTTAGGTTGAGTTATGTTAGGTTCTGTTATGCTATGTTTTGTTATGTTACGGTTACCATTGGTTTCCGTTTGGTATACCGTTGATTCTGCTTGATTTTCAGTAGTTTGACTCTGAATGTCAGCTTCAATTTGGTTAACCACTGGTATACCAATTAAATATCTTCTATTTGCTCCAAATCTAAGCTGCTTTCGTTCTTCTGTATAAATTGTTGGTTTATATCTATCATTTCTCAAGTTATTATTTAATCGCCAATCTAATATAACGATTACTCCACTCTCAAACTCATAGATAAATTCTTTAGCTTGTAGAATCTTTAAATCATCTTCGCTTGCACCAACACTTCTCATAATTCTCTTGGGGTTTCCAACAAATCCATCGTCATCTCCTCGCATTCCTAATTGAAAGTAAAGCTCACGAGCAGATACTCCCATTTCCATGAATCTGTCAGAGTCTATTACATCCAGAGAAAACATTCTTTTATTTGCCAAAATTATCTCCTTCTAAAATGGTAGATCGTCATCACTAATTTCTGTACCTGGAATATCAGGGGAAGTGTCACGCGCAAAATTTGGAGCCGTATTGTTTTGTGACTCTTCATTTTGTTTTGTTCCGCCTCTGCTTTCCAGCATTTGAAAACTGTCAGCAAATACTTCTGTGATGTAAACTCGCTGTCCTTGCTGATTTTCATAATTTCTTGTTTGGATTCTACCAGTTAATCCAATTAAGCTTCCTTTTTTAGCCCAATTTGCTAAATTTTCAGCTTGCTGACGCCAGATAACACAATTTATGAAGTCTGCTTCACGTTCTCCGTTTGCGTTCTTAAATTGGCGATTAACAGCCAAATTAAAAGTTGCTACTGCTTGATTTTGTTGTGGTGTATATCTTAATTCTGGATCTCGTGTGATACGACCCACTAATACGACATTATTTATCATCTTTTTGTGGCTCCTCATAGTTAATGACTGCTTTGATTATTTCAAGTAAAGTTTTCTTTGCTGTATAATCTAATCTACTCGAACCAGAGAAATTCTTTTTAAAGGGCATGAATCCTTCATGAAAGCATTGAGACATAAACTCAATACAAAGGATTTCACTTGTATCAGGTATTCTATCCTCCTCTTCAAGTTCATAAATAACACGTTCCCCAATTATTTTTTTTACTGCATCCTCAGGATCAACTTCTCCATGAATGTACCTTCTTAAATTATCTAAATAGCTCAATTTATCTATAAATTGATAATCCTTTGCTGTTCCCTCGGTATATTTTTTAAAACTTTCTGTGGCTAATTCTTTTACATTTTCTGGTGGATAACACAAATCAATAATTGTCTTTATCCATGGTAGGTTTATTTTCATTTTCGTTTCTCCCTTAAATTTCTATTTTTTCCCATAGCTTTTCATCTACACTAGCTTTTACTAAGTCACATATTTCATCAATAACTTTGCTAGGTTGATCAGATTCTAACCAAATCTTTATTTGTTGGTCACTGACAGAACAGTATTTAACTGCCTTGTCAATTGCACTCATTAATCGATTAGGAGTAACTGCGACCACCATCTTATCTTTGAATTGTTGTTTCATGTTATTTTTCCTTTAGAATAATTATTTTATTCATACTTGATAATTCTTGCCCAAGTTTCTTATAATTCAAGGTCAAAAGGCTCATTCTTACAGAGGTTGGAAATACTAAACCAGTACTAACCTCAAATTCATTGATTAACTTCTTTTTTACTTCTGCAGCTGAATCAACCACATTAAACGGAATGTTTCGATTGTTCCACTTTTTAATCATAGGATTGCTCCTGCAAAAATTAGCTTTTCTTTAAAGCTTAGCTCTCTAAGTGTTTTTGGGTCTAAAACTTTGTATCGTTCAGAAGCCCATTGTGCTCCAAAACGTCTTACTTGCTCTAAAAAATACTGGGGTCTTACAGTTGCTGCATTTACATCAGTCATTGATTTTTTCTCCAATCGTTGTTATAATCGAAGTAGATACTGTCCAAAAGTTTCTACTAGTCTCATTTCGTATGAGACTTTTTATTTTTAAAAATCTATAAATGGCATGTTTTCCATCACCTTAGCATTTAGCCACTCTTTATAAATGGTTTTGTTTATATAAATTTCTTTTGATGTTACTGCCGCATAACCATTCATAAAGCGGGAATCTTTACGCATATCATTATTAATTCTTCTATGGTATGTTGATTCGCTCATTTTAAATTCTTTGATAAATATTTGTTTACTGACCCAGATTTTATTTCCTTCTGGGTCTTTTTCATCTAAATTTAAAGCCATATTAAACCTCCCAGATTATTAAATTTCCGTTTGCTAGTTCAAAAGCTTTTTTTAAACTAATCACGCGCTCTTTTATTTCTCCAGTTTGTTTGTTTACAATTAAGTAGATACTGTCCATGCTCTACTCCTTTCTAAAACATTAATCAAATTCCATTTGCATATTTGTATTTCTAATAGAAATCATTGTGTTATATGATGGTTGCCAAGATTTTGTATAAGCTATTGCTTCATCGTATTGACTTAATGGAATCGCATCATATCGTGGAACTCCAAAGTTATCTTTAAAATCTCTACCAAACTCTGAAAATACTTTTCTTCCCAATTCATGGTAGGCTTTAGAATCTTTTCCTCCTAAAAAACGAATAATGTGTATATTCCGTGTATTATTAAGAATTGCAGCATTAGTTGCTGGAAGTCCAAATCGTTCTGTTAAGTCAGTGACCTTATCTTGAACTTCAACGAGTTCTTGTTTAACACTTCCATAACCCGTTGCAATTGCAGCAATTTGTTGATCAAGTGTCATCGGTAGGGCTTGCACTTCTTGAACTTTGAAATAAGTATCAACTAAGATGTCGTATGTATCCCATGCTTGGTCAGTTCCTAAAGATTTTGCATGAAGTAATGCACCTTTTTCTGTCCAAAGGTAAAGTTTTGGTGCTCGATTTCCAACTACACCGAAATTTTCGTTGCTGTCTTTAAAATCTTTGAGTTCTTTTCCTTCCAACAAAAAGAAGTGTTTTCCTTCCATAAACCGTGATTTATTATTTCCAAAATTATCAATAATTGTTCGCGTTTTGGTTCCGTATCCTTCAGCGATTTGTTGAGTAGTCAAAACACGTTGACCATTTAGTTCTGTAATTTGTAATTCGTTCATAAGATAATTCCTTTCGAGTGTCTTTTAGGACACTAATTCTTCAAAAAAAATATCAAGCATTTCTTTGTTGCTCAATTCCATAATTTTACTGATTGCTTTAATTTGAGAACTTTGAAATTCCGATTCACCTCGCAATTTTTTATAAATTGTAGAACGCACTATCGTTTCGCCTTCCTCATTCATTCTCTCAACTAACCAATCTACATTCTTCCCTTTTGTTTTCAAAATACCTAGAAATACATTTGATTTCATGATATACTTTCCTTTCTTTTTTGCATGTGTCCTTTAAGACACTACAAGTATAACACCTGGATATTTATGTGTCAAGAAAAAAGTGTCTTCAAAAACACTTTTTTCTTAAAAATCATAAATTTAGTTCCTTAAATGCTTTTTTTGTATCTTTTTGGACACTTTTGTGCTATACTATAGACAAATAAATAAAGGTGATAAATTAAAAACGTGGAAAACTTACTTAAAAATAAAAGACTCGAAAAGAAAATGACACTCGAGCAAGTAGGCAAACTTGTAGGAGTAGGGAAATCGACCGTTAGAAAATGGGAAAACGGTATGATTGAAAACATGGGGCGAGATAAAATAGTAGCCTTATCAAAAGCACTAAATATCTCGCCACTAGATATTTTAGGTTTAACTGATGATGAGAGTGTCGAGCCAATCATTGAAAAAACCATTCAAAAAATGAAGCAACTCGAAGAATCGCGTCAAAAAATTGTTCTTGATACTGCTAATTCTCAATTAAAAGAGCAAGAAAAAGAAACTGCGAAAGTTATCAGTTTAGAAAATAAAAAAATTCAACAGACTATTGATCTTGCTGAATTAGTTGATGATAGTAAAATTGATTGGGATAAATGGGTATCTTTTGAGGGAAAACCTCTTACAGATGAAGCCAAGGAAGAAATGAAACGCGTACTTGGTAAACGTTTGGAAAACAAAGATAAATAAGGAGGATTCTATGAGCAGACAGGAGCTTTTAGATTACCTCCTTAAAGAAATTGAGAAAAGTGGAATTGAAACATTTAATACTAAATCTTTTCCTTTACCCGCAGCTGTAAATGTTGATGATAAGATTATGATTTATAATTCTGATTTAGCCACTCCGTTTGGACTTGCTCATGAGCTAATCCATATTCTTAATAATGATAATCATCGCGGAGAATACTTTGATGCGATAAATCCACAGGAAACCAGGGCAAATTATGAAGCAATTCTTCTTCTTTGGGAAATATTTGAAGCGAATGGCGGAAGTTATGAATACTTTAATATATTTGTAGACACAACTGAATCACCTTTTGAATTAGCTGAAACTCTAATCAGAAATGAATATATTGAAATGCATGAAGCAATTACTGAAATATTCGAAGATGAACTAAAAGTAAGTATCAACAAACAAGAAATGCATGATTATATTGTTGATTATATTAGTTATTTTGATGTAATTGAAACTGTTAGTATTTACGAATTTTTAGATCGCTATCATTTAAGTCATAACTTTTATAATATGGCAGAAAAAGAATTTCAAGAACTATTTGGAATTGGTTAAATGAAAATAAACGAGCAATGTCTTGATACTCGTTAAAAGCTAGATAGGAGAAAATTTATGAAAAATAAAAAATGGTGGTATTATGCACTTTGGATTTTTGCCATTTTGCTGTTCCTCCCTTTTGTTTGTGTTTATGGAGTATACCGATCGATAATTAATTTCAAAAAAACTAAAAATTTGTTGTGGTTATTTGCTATCGTTCCCTTACTCTTTTTTGGATCAGCTGGAGTTGCTGGTTATGTTGGAGCTTTTACAGGAGATGGCAATACAAGAATAGAGCAAACGACATCTTCATCTTCGAGTAAAGATAGAGCTAGCAAAGAAGCTCAAACTGCTAAAAAAGCCGAAGCAACTAAAAAATCTAAAGCTGCTAAAAAAGCCGAAGCTGCTAAAAAAGCCGAAGCTGCTAAACAAGCTGAAGCCGCTAAACAGGCAGAAGCCGCTAAAAAAGCTGAAGCCGCTAAACAGGCAGAAGCCGCTAAAAAAGCCGAAGCTGCTAAACAGGCTGAAGCTGCTAAACAGGCTGAAGCCGCTAAACAGGCAGAAGCCGCTAAACAGGCTGAAGCTGCTAAACAGGCCGAAGCCGCTAAACAGGCTGAAGCCGCTAGACAAGCCGAAGCTGCTAGACAAGCTGAAGCCGCTAGACAAGCTGAAGCCGCTAGACAAGCTGAGGCTGACAGACAGGCACAAGCCGCTGCACAAAGTGAGCAAAACGTAACTAATGCTTCTGGTTACACTAGAGACGCAAGAGGAAGATGGCATCGCCCTAATGGGCAATATGCTTCAAAAAATGAAATTGCTGCTGCTGGATTAACTTGGTAAATTTTAAATAAAAAAACTACCCTCAACTTTGGACGGTCAAAGGGTAGTGAATCGCAATAGTAACAGCTACGAATTAACGTGAACTATTACTATATCATTATATCAATTTTTGATGAAATGAGGAATTAAAAATGTATGTTGTTGCTCTCCCCAATGGGAAATATAAATTCTGTGAGCAATATGTCGATAACTTAACCAATAAAAGGCGTGAAGTATCGGTAACTTTAGATAAAGATAATCGAGTTACTAGAAGTAACGCTCAAAAAGTTCTGCTATCTAAAATTTCAAAAAAACAACACAACCTTGATAAAAATATTTCTTCTATCACATTCGGGAAACTTATGGACGAGTGTGAAAGAATCTTTAAAAAACAAATGAGAAATAGTTCTCGTGATAACATGCTGGCACAACATAAAGTTCTTATAAACGAGATTGGTAAAGATGCATTAGTTAACAAAATTACAACTGTTTTTCTTAATAAGATGATGGAAAATCTTATGTTTGGAATTCAAGATAGATCAGAAGATTATTGTAATAGATTAAAAACTCGATTAAATAAAATGTTTGAATTTGCCATTGAACATGGATATTTAAATAATAATCCTGCAGAAAAACTAAAGATAAAATATAAGCCAAAGCATGAAGGAAAAATTGCTGACTTTTTCCTTGAACAAAATGAATTGGAACAAGTGATGGAGTTTTTAAAGCTTAAAAATTACCGCTACTACTTACTTTGCCAATGGTTATATCTAAATGGATTGCGCTTTGCTGAAGGCGCAGGAATGCTAAAAAGTGATGTTATCTTATCTGATAACAGAAGTTATTGTATTGTGGATGGTAATCTTGATTATCATGGAAATAAAATTAGTGACCAAGGTAAAACAAGAGAAACCAAAACTAAAGCTGGTACTCGTGAGGTAGATATAAACTCACGCGCGATTGATATTTATGAAGAAGCTTGCACTCTATCCGCAAATTCAGATTTCATTTTTACAACTAAGAATGGTACCCCACTTCAACCAACTGCTATTAATTCCTTTTTGAGAAATAACAAAGCAAAAATGGGCATACCTAAAGACAAAAGAATTTCTACTCATATTTTTAGACATACCCACATTTCTAAACTAGCTGAACTTGAAGTTCCATTATATGTAATCCAGAGACGAGTAGGACACTCTAGTTCTAAAATAACAGAGAAAATATATTTACATATAACAGAAAAAATGAAAGAAAAAACAAGAAACTTACTAGAATTTCTCTAGTAAGTTTTTAGTTGCCTGCTTTTTGCCTGCTTTTTAAAATCCAGACTTTAAAAGTTAATATTAAATAGATTAATAAAAATAAAAAAACCGCTCAATAGAGCGGTTAATCTGGTGTATCTTAACGACGACGTTCAGCGATACGAGCTTTTTTACCTGTGAGTGCACGGAGGTAGTAAAGTTTCGCACGACGTACTTTACCGTGACGGATAACTTCGATTTGTTCAACACGTGGAGTGTGAACTGGGAAGATACGTTCTACACCAACACCGTTTGAAATTTTACGAACAGTGTAAGTTTCGTTAATTCCTGAGTTTTTACGAGCGATAACAACGCCTTCGAACATTTGGATACGTTCGCGAGTTCCTTCGACAACTTTTGCGTGAACACGTACAGTGTCACCAGGACGGAAGTCAGGAATATCAGTGCGGAGTTGCGCAGCGTTGATAGATTCGATAAGGTTCATTTTTTTCTCCTCTTGCCCATCATTAAGCAGCATCTAGCAAATTAAGCTCAGCGGATGAACAGTTTTATTAGTATGCAAAAACATACTCAATAAGTATAACAGATTATCCATCCTTTGACAAGTTCTTATTTTTAGTTTTATCAGTAACCAATTTGTTCAATATCAACTTCAGACTGATTAATCATGTCCACAACTTTATGAATAAGATACATTCTCTCATCAAGCGCATGAATTTGCTCTGCACAATTTTGTAGTTCACCACTGAGTTGCTCAGGAATTTGTCCATCATATTTATAACGAACTTTATGTTCCAACGTTGCCCAAAAATCCATTGCCGAGGTTCGTAACTGAATTTCAACTCGACAAGTTTGTTCACTAAATAGATGTCCTAAATTAACTTCGACAATCATATGATAACTACGATAACCTGTTTTTTTAACGTTTCTTAAATAGTCTTTTTCGCTAACAACTGTAAAAGCTTCTTGGCTTTTGATAATTTCAACAATCTCATAGATATTTTTAGCATAAGAACAAATAATACGAATTCCTGCAATATCTGATAAATGTTCATCAACAGCATCGGCGGTCACAGGCAAATCTTTCTTTTTCAGCTTTCCTGCAATACTTTCCGGTGATTTTAAACGATGTTTGATATGCTCAATTGGGTTGATTGCCTCAAAATTATTATAATAGGTATTTAGATTAGAAAGTTGAGTTCTGACAACATCTAAAGCACACTCATATCTGACAAGTTTCTTTTTTAATTTTTCAAATTCTTCTGGTTCAAATCTTGTTTTTAAATAATCTTTTTCCAT